ATCTTGCTAATCTATCTAACATAGATGCCATACCTTTATATGCTCTATATGTAGGAGTCTCATATAATCTTTGGCAGAATACTAATGCTTGATATATTGTTTTATCCTCAGTAGAAAATTCAGCTTTTATTTCAGTTAGAATTAAATCTTCTTTATCTATCTCTGGTGTGTGAAAGAATGGATTCATATCAGGATTAGGACATGTCATATAAAACAAGTACTGGTATATCTTAATGTAGTTTTCTGGATATTCATCCATAACATCCTTAAGTGCATGTAGGGTATAACAATGTTCAGTTGGTATTACTACATTATTTTGTACATCAAATAGTTTTATTAACATGTTAAAAAGGATTTATTACTTTTGGTTTAGATTTTATATTAAATAGTTTTTTTAAACCATCAATAAATCCTGTAGCAAGATAAGGATAAAAAATTAAATGATCATTCTTAAGTACAACATATCCTTTTAAATACTCTTGTTCAATTTCTGAATAGTTTTTACCTAGTTTTTGATTAAATTTAATCTTTACAAGTATTTTACCTTTGTATCTAAATAATACTAAACCTGAATAACCTAATATAACTGATCTACCTGGGTAGTTCTTGTCATAATTTCTTACTTCATAAAATTTCATAATTATAAATTTTTAATTATTGCTATAACTTCTTCTTTTAAATATGGTATCTCCATTGGTATTACTTGTTTAATTTCCGGATCTCCTTGATCAGTATATTTAGTAATAGGATATCCCCATTCATCTACTCCATCTAAGTCAAATGTAACATGATGTATAAATAATTTACCCGGTTTTAATTTTGGGTTATGCTTTAACATAATATACATATATATACTTAATTGTAGTGCATAGTGGTTAAAATTACAATCATCCAAATGTGATACAGGTTCCTGTAATTTGTCACTAATCCCATCCCAATCCTTATATGATTCAACATCAATCTTCTTATTTGTCTTGTAATCTATGATATTAATTTTATCATTTACTACTTCTACTAGATCTGATTGACCACATATACCTGCAGATTTTAAATAAACCATATGTTCAGGATATACACCTTGTTCTAATTTTTGAGAAGGTGCATACTTTAAATTGTTTACTTCTGGTACTGGAGTTATTATTGGTATTATCACACCATCTACTTCCAATGAAGATAGACTGCATAGATCTGATTCTCTTTGATTATGATAAAAGGTTCCTAATGATGTAGCTCTTAGTGCTTCACTATCCCAGATTTGAATTATTTTTTCTGGTGCTATACCAAACCATTTTGATTTTTTTTGTTTAGAGCATTTAGCAGCTACTTTAACTTTATCAAATGGCTTTTTTAATTTTGATATAAGACTTGTTACACTAGTCCATTTGATAGATTCTTCACCTTCAATGCTAGTATAACTATGGTCATCTGCTTTAAATACTATACTCATCTTTATAATTTTTCTAGTTTATCTTCATCTTCTTCTGTGATAACTGCCTTCCATCTTAAGTCTGGACAGTCTGATGATAATGATCTTGTTTTAAATGTAAGTGAGCATCCACATAAATTACAACATGGTTGCGTCCCTGGCATTACACATGATGAACCTTTAGTATCTTTTCTTACACACACATTACATAACTCCATTCTGTCTGCTGCAATTTTTTCTACAAAGGCATCTCTTATTACAGAGTTCTTAATACCCTCCATAATCTGTTTTCTATTGTTCCAAATTTCCTTTAGTTTTACCATCTGCTTTATCCTTTAAAAATTTATCTTTAATTTCTTTATCTGCTTTTAGCATTTTATCTGCTTTCTCTAATAATATAACTTTAGCCTCTATTCTTTTCTTATAGTTATAATTGGCCATAGTATCAGTATTTAGTGTTTCAATACTATTATGATACTTATCTAAGAGTGCAGTAACTAATCTAGGTTTAATTGACATGATTCCTAAACCATCTAAGTTTATTCTGATATGATTTAACTCAGTTAAGTTTTTTCTTATCTCTTTATAGTAGAAAGTCATGAAATTATCTACAAGTGTTTCTGAGACATTTAAATCTTCAGCAACTTGTTTATATAATATATTAGGTTTTTTTGGAATCATCTTCCTAGAAATTTATAATCTAATAATATATCTCCTTCTGTTTGTACTTGCAAGGTAGGATTTAATCTGATAAGTTTTTTATCTACATCATCTTTAATTACTAACATTGTCTTCATTGCTTTATTAACCGCATTTCTAACTGTTTGTGGAGACTTAAATATCATCTGTTCATCAGAAGAAGCATCATAACAAAAATGAGTTAATTCAATAGGTCCTGACATGCTCAATAATGTTAAACAGTTTAAGTCAGAATCACTCACCACTATATGATTAATATAGCAGTGAGATAATATCTGAAATTTAACAATTTCCCATTTAGGCATTACAGCACGTTTCTGTACTTGATTTACTAATGCCATAAGTTCTTATTGAGTTTTAAGTTTTCTTTCTTGTTCTGGTGATGGTGCATCAATTTCTTCTTCACCTTCAGTAGGTGGGTTCATCATCATTGCAAGTTGATAGTTAATACTTGTTCTTTTGAATCTAGCCTCATCAATTTCACATAGTACTTTCTCATACTCTAATTGTGCTGTTAAATAAGGAATTGATTCTGTGTAAAATTTAAGCATATCAGCCTTTCTTTCTGCTAATTCTTCTGCTGTTAATTCTACTTCTTCTTGATGTTGGTTTTCTGTACTCATGATATATATTTTAAAAGTTTACACAAATATACCAAAATAAGTTTAAACTTCTAGTATTTAAAATAAAAAACTCAGGTACGTTAATTACCTGAGTTCTAAATTATAGATGTGTAGTTATTATCTATTTTTGATTGTAAAGTTTAATATAGTCAACATGTAAAAGCTTCTATCTATATCAAATTCAATAGTGAATAAGTCTAAAGCTCCAAGACGGATTCTTACACAGGCTTTATCCCATTGTTTATTCTTTATCTTCCAGGCATTTCTTAATTTCATACTGTTGCTAGATCTTTAGATTCTATTAATGTATAAGAGAATTTATTACCATGTATTTTTTCTGCTATTTTACAGATCTTCATAAACTCATCAAAGTCTTTAACTCTCTTAAATACTTGACATCCTTCTGACCAATTTTCTACCCATGTAGAATTTTGACCTGCTTTGTGTATATTAATACCAAACATACCATTATCTCTTATTACTTCATCAAAGGTAAGATCTTTATTATGATCTCTAAAAATAGTTACAGTACCATTTCTTTGACATAGGGCTTCATATTTACTTTGATGTTTATCAATTGAATATACACCTCTGTATTGTCCTGGAACAAGTTTTGCTACACCTTTTGGATTATGAAATTCCATTACACCTTTTTTACCAGGTTCAGTTGTATTCATCCATTCATGGTATTGCCATATACCTTTATCATTTTTATATGATATTGTAATAAAATCATCAAATAAATTAGTTACTTTTTTACCAGTAGAGCTATTACGTACTCCTACTATATTAACATCATAACCTTTATTTAAATCATCCTCAAACCATTTATAACCTTTTGAGATGACAGCATTTCTAATTTGACTTAATATCATTTTATACTTTTAATTTGAATGGTAATTAGTTTACCAACTGTATCAGATAACTCACCAATTTTAGCAGCCATATTCTTAATTTCTTGTTGAGTTGTTTCTGTGATCAACTGATATTTAAGTCTATGTTCTTGTTCAAGTAATTCTATTTTACCTTTTAATCTACCCTCCTCTTCTGTGTGAGCTTGATCATTAGATTTAAGAACTGTTACATCTGCAATTATTGATGTATGTGTTGTTTTTAAAAAGTATCCTATAAGTGTTATAATAAAACCTATACAGAATAAACCTATTGTAAGTATTGAATCCATAGTAATAAAAATAAAAAATAATATATATTCTAATATAGTTATATTTTACTAGATACAGCGCACTTTTTTAAAATTAATTTGCTGATTCCACGGTTAACTGTGATAATGTGGCAGTTACAGTTCCAGCTAATATTAAGTATCCACTAGCTGATACCAATATTGCAGGTAATGCTACAGGAGAAGCAATAATTATTCCTCCTATTGTTCCTGCTATAATACCAATTTTTTGCATTTTTTTCCAAAATGTTGGAGTTTTAGCATTCCATCTTTCTTTTAAATTTTTCATAATCTTATTTTTTAATAAATAAATCTGCTTCTTTTCTTCTTCTTTTTAATAATCCAGGAAGTAATTTACCACCTCCTGTTACATAATGGTTTATCCACCAATCATATATAATAGTATCAGTTGCTTTTTGATTAATTAATCTGAATAAAGCTTCTGAACTACCACAATTCCAACAGAAAGATACTAGTGCATCAAATTGATTTTGGTTTAAAATAACCTTTATGTTTTTGATTACAGTTGCTTCATACTTAGGAAGCATTTCTAAAAATAATTCATTAGCTCTTTCTTGAGTAATCTTATCACCTAATTTAAACTTACTACCATCTTTCCTAGCTGTGTTTCCATACCCAATAGTTATTGGTAATCCACCAGTTCCAGGATCAACATAAGCCTTTAATTTACATCCTTCAAATCCTTTAATCAAGTCTATACCTTGTTGTGATGTTTTCATCTTTTAAATTAATTTTATGAATATAATGTACATGCAAATCTAATTCCAGTAGCAGTTCCAGTTGGTGTTGCAGGCATTGTAGTTATATTTGCTGTATTAGTTATTCCAAATAAAGCATCTGAGATTCCTAAATCATATATAGTTCTCCAGCTAATTCCATCTGCATAATAACCTACAACAAGATTTTCTCCAACTGTTAAGTTTAATGTTTGTCCTACTTCTGCTGTAAGTGAAATTTCATTTGGTCCAATAGAACATGCTGCAGCACCTTGACCTATTAAAGTCAATGTACTACCTAAACGACCTCTATAAATCCCAAAATAAACTATATCAGTACCAGAAAAACCCCACATTTTTACTTTAGATATAGTTCCTGTAACAGTACTAATTGTTTGATAATAATATTGAGTTGATGCAGCGTTTGGTGCTGTATCAGCAGAAGATACATCTTGAGGTGAAAATGCAACAGCATCACTACTAAATATTTCTAATACAACTCCTTCTGAATTTTTATAATGATTCAACTTATCTGTTAAGTCATAAAAATAAGTAGAGTTAGCTACGGATACCCAATCAGCACTTGATGCTGTTGTTACTGTATAATTAACTCCTGCTGCTGGTTTCCCGGTTACTGCTAATACTGCCATTATAAATTATTATTAATTTGATTAATAAATTCATCTGTAATTAATTTTTGAGAATCATTCATATTATCATAATCAGTTTCAACAAATTCACCATTAACATAATAATTCATTACTCTTTTTACAGGTTTAGAAATATTAACTGTTAATAAAGTTTGAGTATTTGAAAATTCATTAATAAAAGCATCATACTCACTTGTTAATGGAAGTGTTTTTATTGCATTAAAATTTTCATCATATGTAAAAATTTCTTGGTCTATTACATCTATTTTTTCTAGCATGTCTTTTACATTAAAATGTTACCTTGATTATCATGAGTATTAGTTACTCCTTGTGTTATATTTGCATTTACTGCTGTGGTTGCTCCCTCAAAAGTATTTGAAGCATATTTTACAGTTCCAACTGCTGCTTTATATATACAATTTGCACTTGCTGCAACAACAGTTATATTACATCCACTTACTGAATTATTTGTTGCACCTAATTCAACACCATGACCTAATGCAGAAGCATAAGTTGTTTTAATTGTGCAATTTTTAATACCACCATTATTAGGAGAATAGTTAAATGATGCACCACTTGAAGCTGTTGACATTGCAGTACAATTTAAAATGTGTACTTGCCCATCACCTCCATTAGTAACAGTCATACCATAATTTCCTGTTGAATATCCTGAACAACCAATATAATGACCATTATACCCACCTAAACCAACACCTGAAACAGAATATCCTGTGCAATTTAAACTTATTCCTGAACTTGAATAAAATCCATTTGAAGAAGTAGAATATCCTGAACAATTTTCTGCTTTTCCACCATTACCAAATCCTATACTTGATATGTTTTTACCTGAACAATTTAATGCAGTTCCTCCATTACTAAATGCAGTTCCTGAACCTGCTGTTAATGCTGTTGCACTACAATTAACAGCTATACCATTTGATAAAACTATAGCATTATTTATACTACCTATTGCAACAGAATGACAATTTATTATTGAACCTGAACTATTTATTCCAAAAAAGTAATCAAAAGTATTTAATTGATTATAATGATTTGATAAAGTTCCAAGAGTAATATAAATTGAATGATAACTATTTGTAAATGATTTACCTCCATCTAAATAACAATTTGTATTATTTAAAATTAATGCAATTGAACCTGCTGTTGAAAAAATAGCTGTAGTTTTTATATTTGATGCACCTGATAAAGACAAACAAGCATTATTTATTGTACTTGCTGTACCCCCTGTTCTTACTATTTTAATATTATCAATAGAACAACTTACAGCAACTCCATTATCTAATAATGCACTATCACTACCACCTACATTTAAAGTATAAGTATGTGTATTGCCGTTGATATTAACTCCATTTTTTAATATTACTTGTCCAACTGTTTCAGTATAATCTGAAAACATTTCAATAGTTTGACCACTTGTAGCAGATGCCATTGCAAGAATTAAAGTTGCATAAAATGTATAAACTCCACTAGTATTAGCAATTCCGAATACTCCACTAGCTGATGTTGGAGCAACCCATTGTGCTTTACCATCAGAAGTTATACAAGTTAATACTTTACCAATTCCCTCAGTACCATCTGTTCCTTGAAAACAGTAGTTAAGAGCACCTGACAATGCTGAACCATATACACCTATATTAATTGAAGCAGTACTAGAATTAGCATTACCTATAACCCCAGTTAATGTTCCTGTACCCGTAAAAGCTTGTCCGTAAACCCCTACACCATTGGCAACATTAGATTGACCAAGAATGGCATTTGGTTGCGCATTGTTATAAACAAGTAACTTTGTGTTTGCATTAGGTGCTATATTTATACCTACAGTAGTGCCATCATCTTGTATTAAACTATCTCCTAATGCACTTGATGATGTAAATTTAGAAATGTAATTAGTAGTACCACTACCTCCTACTTTAGCATCAAATACTGCAAAGTCTGAAGATGATAAATAACCATCTGTTAATGCATCTGCTTGTGGAATACTAATAGCTGGTGTTGTACCTCCTGAAGATACAACAGGTGCAGTACCTGTTACATTTGTAACTGCTCCAGTTGGTATAACTTGATTTAATGTTGTTAATCCTACTGAGTAA